CTGCACTTGTAAATGCATTAGCACCATCTGGTTCTGCACCACTCGATACTCTATAAGTAGCTTCAACTATATTACCATCTGTTAACTTTCTTCCAAACGTATCGTTACCAAATACTAATTCATAGCTACCATTTGCAGCTGCTTGCACAAAGAATACATTAGATGTACTTCCGACATCAAATAATGTATTAGCTCTTGTCCATTCTGTATTTGTTGTATTAGTATTAGATGTTCTAACACTTACTGATATACTTGTTGTATCCACATCATAGTTACTAATATAGAAAGTATTAGATGTACTACTTGTTTCAAAATATTCTGTTATAATTTCACCTTCATATAAAGCAACATTAGCTGCAAGATAACTATTGTTAGAATATACAGATATAGCAGAGTTAGTTGAAAATGTATATGTGTTGTCCCCAACTGTTGATGTAAATTTAGTTAGCCTTGGTATGTCAATACTATGAGGGCTATCACCTGGTGTAATTTGTACGTTAGCATATGCTACTGAACTTCTATATGAAGTTGGTAGATAATTTAATTTCTTTGCATGAGAATAAACACTATCTCTAACTTGAGCACTATCTAAAAACATTTCAGATGCTACGTGATTTAAGTACATATTATTATAATATGTGTTGTATGAAAGCACGTCTAACATTACATTCATATTGGAGCCATCAAAATTATAATCATTAAAATATGATTGTGATGACAAGTATGCTTTTAAGTTTGATTTAATTGAATCAAACTCCAAATTGGCTACTATAAATTCAGCATTGGATGCGGTAGGCATTATCTTGTCCTCTCTAATATTATGTCTAGTGTTTCTGGTGTTGTTGTATTTATTATTCTAAAAGTTATTTGAAATGATAGTGTATTGTGATCTGGATTTCCACCAACATCCACTTTCATTAATTCTGCTCTTGGCTCATGGTTGTCAAATACTTCTTCTACCATCTTTTTAGCTCTAAGTTCTAATCCAGGTGTATAGTTTTCAAACAACAATCCTTGTAATCCTGATCCTATTTCAGGTTGAAAGGGTCTCTCATACCGATTAGTTAACAATAAATTTCTTATAGATTGCTTAACAGCCTCTGCATTTGTCTTTCTATTAAGCTGACCAGTAACAGAATTTCTTGAAAAATCTGTAAAGAAATCTGAGTATACTACTTTTTTTATACTATGATCAGTTAATGTTTGTATTTTTGACATTGTTTAACCTATCTTGTTTATATTATTTATGCCTAAACAGAAGCACTTGTTGCTAATCCTGTAGATACATTTGTTGTGGTTGATTGAGTATTTCTACTAGCAATTTTTTCTTCTAGTGTTAATAGAATTGTTTCTGGTGTAGGTGTTCCAAGTGTACCGTTTATTAACTCTGCAAAAACCGGATCCTCAACTTCTCCTTTTATTTTAGCTAATGCTTCTTTAGTTGCTCCGTATACTGGAGGTACTATATCATTACTTAATAAACCTCCTAAAGCAAACCCAGGCGCTTCAAATGTTCCTAATGCAGCAGCTGCTGCTTGAGCTCTTGCTGCTGATTGTGCTATCTTAGCTGGTGCTCCAGAATTAATCACTATTTGTATTGCGTTACCAAGTTTATCAAAGCCCTGTTTAATTTGTTTGTTACCTAAGTTTTTAAATGGATTTGCAAGACCACCCGACTCACCTTCTGGTAAACCAGTTTGTAACTTTCCGGTCATAAATTCAGCACCAGGACCAATGTCTGGTAATAGAGTTCCACATCCACCTATGGGTGGTATTGCTAATAAACCTGATACACCTTTTAACATTGAACCCATATCAAATCCTCCTCCTAATGATATACCAAAATCAAGTGATGGTAAACTTATATTAGGTAAATTTATATCAGGAAGATCAATATCTAAATCAAATGATGGAAGATTAAATCCTGGTGGTTTAATATCTAATCCATCCATAAGACCCTGTAAGCCAGATAAGACAGCTCCAGTTGGATTAGATATAGCTGACATCATTAAGCTAGCCACTGAAATTAAATTAGGACTGAAGTCTAAATTACAACCATCAGATAATTCAACTTGTTCTATTACAGCTGTAGTTTTTTCTTTTACTGTACTAACATAATCAGATACAGATAGAGCTGTTGGATCAAGAGCAGATATAACAGAAGATGCATCAAGTTGTGCTGTTATTTTATCTACTAGCTCTGTTGATCTACCAACATCATCTAATTGTTTCTGTTGTGCTAATTCTAATCCTGACGCCATTGTTACCTCTAATTTAAGTTAATTGTTCCGCCATCAATATCAACTTCAGTTGAACCATCAACATCAACTAAAACTCCTTTAATATTTACTAATGTTGGTATTTTTGCAGGTGAAGTATCAGTATCTGCACCACCCGTACCTACAGTGAAAGATGTAGGTGCATCAATTTTTACAGATGTACCAGCATTTACATCAAAAGTAGAAGATGTGTTTGCTCTAAAGTGTGAATCTGTTTGTATATTAACATTACTGGTAGCTAATACACTAAAATTATTATCTGTTATAACTGTATGATTTAATAATGTTGTAGTGTCTGATGTTCCTTCTGTAGTCTTAATACTATTTTCTTGTACCATTACAATTTCATCTTTACCAATTACCTGATTATAATAACCTCTAATATCTTCAACGTGATCACCTATTATTGTTTCTATTCTATCATTGTTAACTAACAGACTTTGATCTTTTGAAATATTAGTAGCATGATGTGATAGGTACTCTTCATAAACAGTACCCCCTACTTTTGTAGTCATGTCGCCTCTAACATTAAGATTAAAATCACCATCTGTTTCTATAAACATATTACCACCTTTAGCACCAGGACCTGTGTCACCGTCTGCTTGTACCAATAGTCTAACATCAGAACCTTGTACAGTAATACTTACATTACCTTTAACAACCATATTCTTATCATGCATAACCATTTCATAGTCATCACCAACAATTTTTGTTACTCTTGTTCCGTTTGGTTGTATCTCATAGAATGTACCAGCTGTATGATACTGTGCTATTCTTTCAGCCTTAGGTGAATCATCTACTTCAAATACATGTCCTGACTCAGTTACTTTAACGTGGTTCAAAGGATAGATAGACTCTTCTCCAAATTCAGGAGTCCCTCCATAAGTCACTGATGATTTTTCACCTTCATCTTTACCACCGTATCTTGGATTAGGCTCGTTCCATGTTCTTCTACTATAATATGTTTCGGAGTTATACCCTGGTGGTGGTCCATCTTTAACCGTTGATGCCTCACCATCTTTTTTACCTGGGTCACTTTCTACACCAGGAGGTCCAGCTTTTGGTATCTTTAATACTCTATGCTTTTTCTTATGAGCTAATATATTTTCACCAGCTCTTACACTTGGTGCTTCGATAGTACTAGCTCTTATTGCATCACCTCTAGCTAATCTATTAACATCAGACTCACCTGGTATTTCTATTTTAGGATAAACTTTATTAGGATCATTAAACCCTAGTTCATTATAAGCCTCTGGAGCTCCAGCTAATGTACCCATAATCATAGGTTGCTGCATTTGTTTACCATCAACAAAGAAACCAAATACCCATGTTCCTTCAACAGGGCCAGTAGGACTTTCACCTATACCACTAATGGATGCACTTGTATATGGCATGATAGGTGTTGCCCAAGGAAGGTCTACTGTTGGTATCTTAGCTCTATCTTCTGTGTGAATGCCAAATGCTCTTATACGTACTCTTCCCATCTTTAAAGGATCTTGTCTATCTTCTACTACTCCAAAAAAATATTGGAAGTTTTTAAAATACTCTGCTGAATATACGGTTGACATTATACCCTCTCACTGTGTTTAAAATCTAATCCGTCTTTTACAACTGTTAGTTTTGTATTAAATAACATTTTGTCATATATGTGTTCAACTTTAGTAACATACCAATTACCACTATACATACTACCTTGGTTTTTTCTTTCAGGAGCTCCTGCCTCTTTTAAATTTAGTTGTATTATAGTACCAGCTACCAAACTACTATCACCATATATTGTTACTTGCATACTATAATGACCTAACATTTGCATATAAGATTTTCTTTTACTTTGTATACCAGGTAGGTTTTCATTATATACACCTTTTGTTGTATCTACTGCAATAGATGTTTCAATAGGATTTGAACCAAACATATCAAAGAATGCTGATGACATATTAAAATGTTCACCTAATGTATTAAAATTATCTCTTTCTTTCATCATATCAAAATTTGTTATTGAATAACTTTTTTTGTTAAAATCTATAGCTGTTACCTTTTGCGCAAACTCTCCATTTTGTATACCCTGCATAGTATTGTTTATTGCCATTGGAGTCATAGATTTTATATTTCTATAGAATATTTTATCGTTTTGGGGAAGTGTTGCAACATCATCATCATATGTATATGGTTCTGTTTTAATATTATCAGACCATTTTTCTATATTTTTAAAATGGAATGCATCTTCACCTTCATAGAAAGTATAGAATGAACCTGGAAATTCTGATCCACCAAACGATCTAACTGCTAAAAAATGTAATGCTTTAAATGGTGTCAGGCCTGGTATTATAAAATTTTGTATTCCTACTGACTCATCTATAACAATAGGTTTTTCTTTCCATATTGGTTGACCATCTTTATTAGCTGTCTTTAATTGTTTATATTTCTCACTGCCAGCTATAAAATTATTAAAAATATTTTTAGCAATATCAGATGTTGAACCACTAAACGATTGGTTTACAACCATTTGATCGTTAATTAATTTTTCTTTTGATACACAATTTAATACCATACTAGTAGAAAGACCTCTAGCGTCTTTTTTAACAGGACTATAACCAGAGACATAAAACAAATTTTCTATAATTTTTTTAGTAGGTGTTTGGAATTTTATTAATATAAACTCTTCACCCTGTAACCCCTTGGTGCCAAACTCTTCAAAAATTAATTTAGATTCTGTTATGTGTATACTCAATGTCATGTAAGGATTAAATACAGACTGGGTTATATTAATGTTAGTATACATATCATTTAAATCTACTAAACTTCTAAATTGGACACCCTCTTTATCATCATCAATAAGTTTGCCCATAAACATAGATAACTCAGCACTACCTGAGTTGAAAAGCATTTTATTTTCGTCGAGTTCTTTTACTAAGGACATTATATTTTATACCAAATTGTTAAATTGCTCAGTCACCGCTGCTAGATAAGATACGTTTACTAATTTAATAAATTTTCTATTCTCATTTACTTTGTCCCAATATGTATATGCATCTACTGCTGTATAGTCACCAGATGACACACCATTAGAAACAGTCAATGAGTCAGCTGAAACAGTTATATCTTTTGTATTGTGCTCACAATGTATAGTTATAGCTTGGGCAGCTGGTATACTTCCATATTTCTTTTTGATAAATTGAGTAAAGTCATATACAGAAAGTGGCCATTCAAAATATGGATCAATTATATTATTTGATAAAAGAACTAACCATGCATAAGATGGATCACTATAGTAATTAAATGCTACAGTGTCTGGTGATTCACCATCTTTTATAACATAGTTTAATAATGCAAAGGCATCAGCTTTAATTAATTTATGTAACTTAACACTGGTAGCAAGATTAACTATGTCTTGGTTAAGGAATTTTATTTTTGGTAATTGATTAAAATAACTCATTTACTTTGAATCCCTTGAAAAAGAGTGTTCTTGGTGATCGGAGCTTTTGGTGTAAGTGCAGCTTGTAAATTTTCTAGGTCTTTATAAATTTGTTGGGTATCATCTTCTTGTGCTCCTATAAAGTTAGCTACTGGATCATAATCTTCACGAGTATGAAGAACTGTCTCACCTAATTGCAGATCAAGAGTAACAGCTGTTGGTGCACCTGTCCCACCAAAGAAAGATAGTACACCATCTGGTGCAAAATTTGTTACCATATTTTTTACTACAGCAGTTTTAAAATGATACATATATTTAGTATTAGTACCCATAATATATATTTCACATTCATCTGGAAAGTTTAATGTGAAATTACCTAAACCTCTTCCTGGTAGGATTGCTGCTCTTAATGAATCTATTATTTTTGATAATGCATCTGATTCTTGTTTGCTTGCTGGAGCCAGCTTCCAATTAAAATTATGTTGTCTTAATCCTACACCTTGA